ATATGGTGGGTATGGTTGGTAAATTGTATTTACGTAAAGGACAACCAACAGGAGATAGATGGATTAAAATGAAAGATATATCTGATACAGTAGAGGAGTGGTTAGTAAGATGAGTAGAGCAAGAGAAATAGCAGATAGAGATTTAGCAGGTACTGAACTTATACTTGATGCTGACAATGACACATCTATTACAGCCGACACTGATGACCAAGTAGATATAAAAAGTGGTGGAACTGATGCGTATACTATAAATGTTTCTAGGCAGCATTTTTTTAGACCCACTACAACTCAAGGCACAACAGATACTGCAAGTGGTTTTGTACCTAGTGATGGTGCAGTATATGGTGGTGGTTTTACTACAAATGGAGGAAGGGATAATAATACTGGTTTTCTTGCAGGATATAATATTTGTAATAATAACAATTCTGCTGATGGTGCAGGTTCATCAGGTGGTAGAATTGTTGCAAGTATTGGGGG